CATCTATACCTACTAATTTATATCCTTCTGGAACAGTCCAACAAGCACGACACTCCTTTCCAAAAGGGCTACCTGCATTAGGAACCTGTGCCATGTTAGGATTTCTGTGTGTCATCCTACCTGTAATAGTTCCATTAGGTATAACTCTACCATGAACTCTATCGTTTTGTAAGGCATCTATCCATGAGGATATTTGTGCTATTCTTTTTTGGAATAGTAAATAGTCTGCTATTAATTTAGCTTCTTCAATGTGTTCAATCTTTTTAAGTGTGCCTTCATCTACAATAGGCTGACCAGTAGGAGTAAACCTTGCAGGTTTCCAACCAAAGTCCATTAAGTATTCACCAATTTGTTTACGACTACCAAGATTAAACTCAACTAATTTCTGCCTCATAAAAGATTGAGTATGGTCTGATTTTTGTATAGATTCATACTCTTCATCAGTAAGTCCTCGTTTAGATAATGTTCCATCTTTCTTTATGTAAGGGGTAACTAATTTATCATCAACCCATTTAGGTTTAAATGTAGACTGAACCTGTAATTCTGTTTGTGCCATCCTATCTTGTAAGTCAGCAAGTAATTCCATAGCTGTCCTAGTATCAAAATAAAATCCTGTATTCTCCTGCTCTAACATAATCTGTGCAACTCTTTGTTCTAGTTGTAAAGAGTCAGGATTAAATCCTCTACCTTCATTCTCTAAATATGTAAATACTTTCTCATTTAATAACACATCTCCAAGACAATAGTCTAACATTCTAGGCGTGTATTCTGTAAAATCTTCGGGTTGTTCTTTTTTATACATCCCTACTCTATATCCCCAAGTCTTTAAGCTATGTCCGTTTTCTCTAACTGGATTATATAATCTAGACATTACTAAAGTATCTAATAAATCTCCATCATAATCAAAGTCATGTAATCTTTTTAATACAGGTAAATCAAATCCTATTATGTTATGACCTATTAAAGTATCAGCACTTTTTAATAACTCTAAGCCATCTAAAATTTTATCTGGTCCAAATTTATATACCTCACCATCCAATTCTTTAGCTACTATACACCATATCTTAGTAGCATTTAAGTCATCTGTTTCTATATCAAAAATCATCTTCATTATAAAATGTTTCCTCCTCTGTTAATTCATGTAGCCTTCCAGTTTCTATATCATACTTCAAAGAGCATGCCATTCCTGTATCTCCTGTATATCTAGATTTTAATACTCTTACTTTAGTTATGTTTGCTTCTTCTGGATTTTCTGCTTGTTGATTTCTCTCTAAAGCTATAACACAATCGGACAACTGTGCTATTCCCTGAGAACCTTTAAGATGTGAGAGTGAAACTTCAATACCTTTCTCGTGTCCTTTCTCTCCTGCTGCTCTTCTTAGATGAGATACCAGTATCATTCCGACACCTGTTTCTTCTACTAAACTTCTCAATCTATTCATGAGCATATCAATTCCTCTCCTCTCATCTCCCTCACTTAAAACATTTACTAGCATATGTAAATGGTCTACAACTACCCAATCACATTCACATCCTACTATAATATATCTTAACTTAGAAAATATTTCATCTATATCTGTAGCTCCTAAGTGAGCATGAATAAATACTCTACCTTGTTCAATAGCTCTATCAAATAAATTATTTAATTCTTCTTCCGAATAATTATTTCTTTTCTCAGTAAGATATAATCTATCATTAGCTTCAATAGATACTATACCATCAGCAGTCCTTACCCAGTTTTCTTCTAGTGCTACGATACCTACATTATCCCTTGTGTTTTTAATAAGATGATGTTCAAGTTCTCTAGTCACACTAGACTTACCAAGTCCTGTTCCACCTGTAAGAGTGACAAGTTCTCCCTTACGCAGACCATATAGTTTCTTATTCAATCCTTCCCAAGGATATGCAATACTTTCTTTTACCTCACGATGAATCCAATCATTTTTCTGACTAGATAATTCTAAGATACCTGATGGTGTATAAGTCTTAGCTTCCCACCATGCAGTAGTAAACTCTTTAAACTTTTTCTTAACCAACATTTCGTTAGCATCTTTATATCCATTAGGAAGATTAACTATCTTAGCTTTTCCCGGCTTTATAATACGAGCAACTTGTCTTGCTCCTTCCCTACCTGCCTTGTCATTATCAAAACATAAGACAACATTATCAAAGCTTTCTACAAACTCAATGCTCTCTCTAATATCTTTAACAGCAGAAGCTACTCCTCTTTTAATTGATACTACTGCCCACTTATCTTGGAACAATTCATTGACTGCCATAGCATCACATTCACCTTCAACAATAGTAAGATACTTACCACCTGTATTCCTATATAATTGTTCACCGAATAAACCTGTGCCTTCAAAGGTTCCATTACAGGTAAAGTTTTTATTATCAACATACCTAGTCTTAGTCCCTACTATTTCACTACCATTAAAGTAAGGATAAATATGTTGTTTAATATTACCATTATTATCTTTTAAAATTCTAACACCGAATTTGGTGGCAGTCTTTTTAGATATATCCCTATCAGATATGGCATCATATATACCAGTATATGAAGTTAAGAAAGTGGTTTCAGTTTTCTTAATAGGTGTTGTTGTTCCTTCTGTTTCATTTTTATAATCAGAAAAGAAAGTTCCACAACTAAAACATTTAGCTGAACCATTTTCATTTAATCCAACTGGGTCTGAACCACCACATTTTGGACAGGGTAATTTTGTTTTTATAAATTTTGTTTGTTCTTCCATTCTATCTCCTATAGAAAAGTTGGGCGTTGTTCATATGCTTTCTAATCTATCGACAACTTAATGTCCTCAATCTCAAGCAAACTGGATTTATACTTTAAGTGCTATCCACATTTTCTGCACACCCATTATTTACTTTACTCTTCGTCAATCAAAGCATCATCCTCTAGATAAGGTGTGATTTGACTATTGAAGTGTGCTGTTGCAGCTTCTAAGACTGCAATTCTTTTGCGTAAGGCTTTCACTTCGTTAGTGCATTCAACAATAACACTATAATAACCTTGTGCATCTTGATTTAGTTTCAGCACATCATATAAACCATCATCGGTTTTGTATGTGATTGAAGGTGTTTCATTACTTTCATTACTCATGATTAAAACTCCTCGCCTTCATCAAAGAACTCATCACCATCCCCTGATTTATATTCAACTAAATCTAGAACCTGAACAGCTTGTAAGTCAAGACTTTTACCAGTCTTTCCTTTCCAATCCCATTCATATTCATTACATTGGACTCTAACTTTAGAGCCATTTCCAACAGCAAGATTAATGTCTTGCTTATTAGCATCAATCAGTCTAGGAGAGTTCCTAACTATTCCATTAGGACCCTCTACTTTACGCTTGATTACTAAGCAAGGACCTTCATCCATTTGCTTTACAGTATGTCCACGACCTGCAAAATCATCTGCAGTAGCTTGGTCTACAACCAAGTTAATCGTATACATAGGTTCGAAAGTCGTATTAGGGGTCTTAATTGAAGCCCAATACGCTATTCCATCTACTATCATATTTACCTCCTATGGTATTTATAGTTTAACAAAGTGAGAGTTTTTTGAGCCAACCAACTCTCAAAGTTGTGGACAGAGCCAAGCCTACCAACATATAGTATGGAGATAGAGGGCTTTGTTTTCGGCTACTCATTACTTATATGCCCACATAATACTACAAGTCTGCTCCTGTGTCAAGTAAAATTTTATCTAATTTTTCTATCTGTTCATCATTAATAAAGATTTCTATTTTAAATGTTCCATCTTTATTATACTCTACAGTATGAGGCACCTCATATCCTTCATTAGAAAGGATAGTTAATGACTCATTAAATTTTTTATAATCATCTTTATCTAATACAGCTATCATCTTCCTTGTCCTCTATATTTTTTGTATGACCTCTTTTTATTTTTATTCATGTGGCTCATAGAAATTTTCACACTTCTACCTCTACCACCTGTGCCTTGCGAGGTGCATTTTTTAACATGGTCTATTGACTGTATTACTTTAGCCTTCCTCATCTGATTTCCTTTCTTTAAATCCAAGTTTTAAAAGTAAAGGTCTGCAATAATCTACATCTTCTCTTGTCATCTTACCTACCTTACCAATACACTCAACAGCATTATCTACTGACCAATATTGTAATTGATTAATTCTATATTGTTGAATACTCATACCTGTAATTAGTATTAATATTATAAATATATAATTCATATTTTTATTTTTCATACATTCTCCTTTAATGTAAAGTTATATTATCATCTAATCCTTGTCGGATTAAATCCTCATCTCCTACCTGTTCCCTCAATCTTCTAAGCTCTAGAAAATCTCCATGAAAATCCCAGATGTATTGAGTATCTACTTCCTCAATATCAATTATATCTACAACTGATTTCAAAGCTAGCATATTATCAATAGCATACTGGACATTCCAACCAAAAGTTTTTAGTAGTGCTCGTTCTTGATTATCAAAGACTACTGTTATCAGATATTCCTTCATCTGCTATTACCTCCATTAACTGTTTATAATTCTTAATATGTGGATATTTTTTTAATCGTTTCATAATATATTTATCAGTCATATAAGAATGGATAACTCCCTCAGTAGTATATACATGGGTTTGCTCAGGTAAGATGTCATTAACATTCTTAACTGTAATACTACTTGCTTGTTCATCAGGTAATAAAGATTGCATCCATTCAACTTGAATAGGTTTAATCCTTTTTCTTAATTTTTTTATTGTCTTTGCATTCATATTATTCCCACGCTGTAAATTCCATATAGGGTGTTTCTCTATGTCCTTCTGGCAACCATTCTACCATATCTTTAGCTTCTTCTAAAGTAAAAGTTGTAGCTACACTCTCTCCTTCATCATCATGTGCTAATAACAAAGCCTTACCTGCATAGTTCCTATCTTGAATACTAAAGTATCTTTGAACACCTCTCAAAAGTAAACCTTCATCATCTATAAACATATCATTCTCAATGGTAAGTCTAACACAATCAAAAACTCTACACTCAATTAAAGAGTATATCTCTCTATAATCTCCTGTATATTCTACCTCTTTAATTGTTTCATCATACGGATTTATTAATATGCCTTTCATGCTCTACTCCTTTTGCTATTAATCTTGTAAGGGTTTCCCCTATTATTTGGTGTATGAATTGGTTTGTGCATTGATATTTTTCATACTTACTCAACTCTACATTGACCATATAAGTTATTTCATCTAAAGTTTCATTAGTTAAAGCTCTTACAATTTCATAATCTCTAACCAAACTTTCTTCTACTTTTTTATATATACTCATGATATTTATATCCCTCCTTCCATATCTCAGGTTTATATTTAGATAGTTTATCTACCTCACATTCTTCACAGGCATGAGCTACAAAATCTCCTTCTGCATCATCACATCTAAACATTTCTTTACCACTACCACAATCGCAGTCTGTAGGTGTTATCCCATAACAATAATCATCCCATATATTTTTCATACTGCTCTATCCTCCATCATTTCTTCTGCAATTATATCAAGTATTTCTTCTCTATCATCATCTGGATGTAAGTCTTCTGATAATGAAACATCAATTATTTTTTGACTAAACTCTCTATCTGAACAGTCTTCCAAATATTCTATCTCTTCCCAAATTTCTTCCCATATTCTATCGTTTATATGATTACTCATCTTTATCTCCTTTATTATTTTTAGGCATCATCCAATCCAATACCTTCACCATTTGGTTAAACATTGCATCATCATACTCCATTTGTTTTTGAAAGTCAAGCCATTCTTTACTTTCTTTATCTACATTTTCTTCCCATTCTCTAAATACTTTACTCATATTTCATCCTCATTAAATTTGAAATTCATCCCTTCCTCAATTATAAAATCATTAAGGCTTTCAGATACCTCTCTATCTTTATTGTTATATTCTAACCATTTATCTAAATTGTTAGTAGTAGCTACATAAGTTTTCATAACTCCATCATGCCAATATATGTTGTATAGTTTTTCTTCATTCATATTCTTCTCCTATATATGTATTACAAATCCTGACATATCCTGTCTAGCTTTGCCCTTTGCTTTAAGACCGACAATCACATTGCTCTTATCTAAAAATCTTAAATCTGTTTCATCTCCATCAACCACTTCCCTACCTTTAAAGTAGATAGGGAAAGCACCATTGAATACTACTGCTATGTTATATGCTATCTTATCATACCACTTAGCATACTTCATATTAGCTTCTGAATAACTCCATGTCAAGTGATAGTTTTTATAATCAGATACTTTTCTTGTAGGTATCTTGGTGTAATCATAGAACTGAACATCAGGAAACAACTCAAATATATTTTTACAATCTAATCCATGTTGTTTTTTGTTAAACACTTCAAGATTACTTATATCATTTAAGTCTAAAGTATATTGTTCTTTATCTCCAATATAAATATTTTCCCATTGTATATCACTTGTGCCATTCAATCTAAATGCAGGTGTTATATCCTTCTTGTTGCAATAGTTTATAAACCTTGTCATTTCTGTTATGAGAAGTTTCATGAACTCTGTTTTATCATTCAGAAACATATCAGTTCTACGCTGTCTAGCGTCTTGTATTCTATTGGTATTTTCTCCCTTCTTAAAAATACCACCTCTTCCTGCTGTGTTAAGACACGCAGTCTTACAAGAGGCTATATCTTGATACGGACATATCTTTGTACTAATAGGTCGCAAGTGCATGATAGCTGTAAGTATATTGTTATACTTCTTGAAACCTTTTATAGTCTTTGGATTGTTTGTTG